CTCTGGGTCTCGGCCGGGTGCGGTGGTGCAGCGCGGGCCGAATGCTGGACAACCTTCGGAGCATGGTGGTGGTCGCGCTATCGATGTCCGTATTGTCGATTCATCCGGCCGGGAGGTTCCTGGTTCTATGGGGGCTGGTGGGCCGCTCTACCAGCAATTGGATACTGCTGTTGCGCGGGTTGCCGGCAAACTCTTCCCAGGCGTTGCTGTAGCCATTGGGTCTACATTCAGCGACCCGGATGCAGGACATTACAGTATCGGTGGTTCGGAAGCCGCGACGAATGCTGCGCGTAGGGGAGCCGGCGGTACGACGACGGGGGATACAGCGAGGCAGGGGATAGCTCTCGACCGTATTATCCTGGCTGAGAGAGAACGCATTGCAATTATTAAGGCTCGCAATGAGGCGGAAGAGGAAGCGGTCATCCGGGCACAGGCGCTCCGGAGGGCGCAAGAGGCGGGCAAGGACACCGACAAGCAAAAGCAAGCTGCCGACTTAGCAGTTGAGGCGTTTCGATACGAGAAGCTGAAGGAACGCAATAAAGAGGAGAACGATCAAGCTAAACAGCGGATCACCGATGGTAGGGATTTTGCCCGGATAGAGGAAGGGGGGCTAAAGGCACGTCAGGAAGCTCTGGCCAAGGGTATTACCAATTACAAGGATCTCCGCGCAATTCAGCAGGAGGGCGAGGCTGAAACGCGGGCGCAAGTACAACGTGAGAAGCAAGAAGCGGAAGCGATAGTCGCGATCAAGAAGCAGATCGCCTCACTTGATCGTGAGAATAATCAGGCGTATCAGAGTGACCTTGACCGTGCGCTGGAAGCCGTCAAGCAGAAGTATATTAGCGTCTACGAGGCGATCAAGAAGCAACGGGAACGCGCGACCACTACCGAGAAAGCCGCTCTCGATGAACTTGAACAGGCGGCCAAACGGTCGGAAGGCATAGCCGAGGGGCGAGCCAGGATCAGTTCTGCCCAATCGTCGGCTAGGGCTTCAATCACGACCCGCCAGGAATTGATATCGACTTACAATGATCTGCGGGCGGCGGGTGAGATCTCGATCGATGAACAGCAGAAGAAGATTAAGGAAGCGTTTGAGCTAACAACGCCGGCCATTAAGAAGGCGGCTGATGAACTTGAAGCGTTTCTGAAGACTGCTGAAGGGCTGAAGCTGCCGCCCGAAGAGATCGCCAAGATCACTGCCCAGATCCAAAAGATGCGGGTCGAAACCAAGTACGTCGATCCGTTCTGGAAAGGGCTACGGGATACCGTTGGTTCGTCCCTTGGCACCGGATTGGAGACTGCCTTTAATTCTGTGGCCGAGGCAATCGGTGGGGCTATCGCTAAGACCAAGGAGTGGAAGGATGTTCTAGGGGCGGTCAAGAACGCCGGGATGAATTTGTTCGCCCAATTGCTGAAAGATATTGCGAGTTACTTGATCAAGGCTGAAGCGGCCAAGCTCGCGTCAAGCTTGTTTGGCGTCGATACTGGTGGTAGTGCCGCCGGCAGCGGTATAGGCGGTTTCTTCGGCAGGTTGTTAGGGTTCGGCAGCCAGACGGGCGCGAATCTAGCCGGCGCTTCGATTGCCTCGTCGGCAAGTACCGCCGCACCGGTTGCCGTCAGCACGCTAAACCCAGGTGTCAGTGCGCTCTTCTTCCACCGGGGCGGCATCGTCGGTCAGGGGGGTATCCCCACACTGGCACCGGCATCGTGGTGGGACCATGCGCCTCGCTACCATCGAGGGTCCGTGGTCGGGATGGGCGTAAACGAGCAAGCCGCGATCCTACAGCGGGGTGAAGAGGTACTGACTAGGGATGACCCGCGCAATGCTATGAACCGTCGTGGCGGGGGCGGCAGTGACATCAACATTCGATCGGTGTTGGTCGATGACCCGCAGCGGATTCCGAATGCGATGGGTTCGTCAGCCGGTGAGAGAATCGTGGTGCAGCACCTCATCAAGAATGCAGCCACGATTCGCGCGATCGTGAAGGGCTAACGATGCCGGCGCTGTGGGATTCCGACACAGTAATTTCCCCCGGTAGCTTTGGCGGCAAGACCGCGCTGCCGAGTGGTTCGTCACTGTATCCGGGTCAGTGGGTAGACAGCCCGAATGGTGCCCTCCGGTTGGCGTTCCAGAAGGACGGCAATCTGGTTCTCGTACAGTTGCCCGATACGGTCTTGTGGGCGACTGCCACGGAGAATCAGGGTGCCACTCTGTTGACCATGCAGCGTGATGGCAACCTCGTCATATATGCTGATACAGAGGCGCTGTGGGCGAGTGACACCGCAGATAACGATGGTGCCTACCTGTCGCTACAGCATGACGGCAACCTCGTCATCTATTCGTTCGAGAGCCTGGAGAAGCTGGCTGTCTGGACGCTGCGCCCGAATTGGCGAAGCGGTATGAGCGAGACGCTGGAATGGATGACTGCCGTTGCTGACTCGCCGATGGCGGAAGAGCAACGCATGGGACTGCGAATCAGTCCACGGCAGCGGCTTGAATACAGCTACATGCTAACCGGTCCCAACCGGACCTACATGGATCTGCTGACGATCGCCACAGCCGGCTCCCCGGTATACGTACCCCTTTGGCACGATGTCAGCCATCTCACGATAGCGGCTTCCGGTGGCAATACAACGATCTACCTACCTACTAACTACACGGAGTTACAAAGTTGCCGGTATGCGATCCTCGTCAACCTTGACCCGTTCACCTATGAGTTGGTTGAGATCGCTGGGTATGAGGCAGAGTCCCTTCTATTGGCCACACCAATTAGCGGTAGTTGGGAAGCAGGTACGCGGGTCTTGCCAGCCAAGAAGTGCAAACTTGAAAGCCAGCCACAGTTCTCGCGGCGGGCTGATCGCACTGCGGAGATAAGGGTACGGTTTCAGTCGTTAGAGGCGAATCGATCAAACGCCACCCCGAATCTCGGCATTTATCTTGGCAACTACGTATTACAGGAGGACACCAACGAGCTTGATCTGTCGGTGCATTATGACCGCAAGTGGTTCGCACTTGATAACGATATCGGCATCCCGATTCTCTACGATGTCTGTGGTTATACCCATCAGGATTTCGCATGGTGGGCAAGAGGTCGTTTCGCGCATTGGCGGCTGCGTGGTTTGTTTTACACACTGATGGGGCGTCGGCTACCGCTGTGGCTGTCAACCGGCATGATTGACTTTGAGATGGTCGCGCCGATGGAGGCAGACGACACGACGATGCTGGTTAAGCGTGTCGGTTATACCGACATGGGTGGACCGTTTTTGCATCGCGAACATATCGTCATTCAATTGCGTAGTGGCACACGCCTCTACCACAAGATTACTGCCGCAGCGATCAGTGGTAGCGACGGGGAGAATGAACAGCTTGCGCTTGATTCCGCTCCTGGCAGGTTTATCCGACCACAGGATGTGCGCCGGATCAGTTTCCTGACATTCTCCCGACTCGATCAGGATGAAATTGAGTTCGTACACCCGATCGACACGCAAGGAGTGACGACGGTAAGTGCCGTGTTCCGCACTGGGGTTGCTTTTGGGGTAGGTGCCGAGGTTGGTCCCCCTGTCGAGCCGCCTGAGCCGCCCACGCATGATATTTGTCTTCATGACTTCCAGTGGGCTGCCGACCCCGTTGTTGCAAATTATCATAACGGTGGGTTCGAGCCTGACCGGTTGGATGAGTTCGGCAATTTTTACCTTATGTCAGGCTTGGCTACGACGCTGTCTGTCTACGGCCCAACCGGCGCGCTTTTGAACACACTTACTTGGGAAGGGCTAAGGACGGCCATTAACGCTTGGCATGGCAGCGCGATCGCCGGCTCAGGTGGTGCCGCTTCTTCCGTGGAAGCTAATGTTATTCGACAGGGGCGATACGTTCTCTGTCAGGCAGATTACCCACAAGGAGGTTCGACGTTTCAGAATTGGTGGGTATTGATGAAGCCGGCGGCGGATGGATCGCTGACGATCATGGGTGCGGTTTATTATCTGGCGCTACTTGGCCCGCCTTACGTTAACGGTCTTCGTATTTTCGATGTTCACGATGATTCGACGGTGATCACCTATCTTGGGTATTTCGGCCTTGGCGCGTTCGAGGGCTGTTTTGGTGTATTGCCACCTATTTCCGATTTTTTGGGCGGGACTTACAACTTAACTGGCTGGGGAGGATTGGGTCCGTGTAGAATCCGCACCACTATGTTTTACCCGATTTGTAATAAGCATGATATGTCATTTCACTTTTATCAAAATCATGGCACACCAAACAATTTTAATAATAACATCGGGGTTATCCTTCCGGGTGCCGGTCGTCTAATCATGTACATTTACTTCAATCGCCCTTACCTCGATCAGGAAGCATCAGGTGGTTCTATTATGAATGTAGAGGTGCATAACGTAATTCAGCCAGCATGGCCATTAGGGGTCATGCTGAAAATTCCACTTGACCACATGAATGACTTTAACGGTATCACCAGCACCTTAATTAGCGGTGCCAACTACGGACTCCCTACGGCGGACTACCAATACGACAATGCCAACTGGCGGCTCGCAACAGGGGAACCGGCGATCCCCTTCCCTGATGAGTATACCCACATATCTGATGATAGTGCTGGTGGTAGCGATCATTATGATCATCAGATTAATGTGATCCCGCGCACTAACGGCCATTTCTGGATTGTATTTGTTATGGTGGGGGCTTCCGACCACCTCTATCGCACTGCCGAGACGGGAGAATACGATTACATAATGGCACGAATACGGGTGTTTGATTATAATCCGGCTCTCGAAGTTGCTATACAGGTTTATGAAAAGACTTGTGTATTGTACCACTATGATGATTTTGCCGGGGTTCCCTATGGATTTGGAGATTACAGTCGGCTAATCCCTACTATCGTTGAAGCGGGCGGGATAGCGACGGTCCACCTACACGGTATAATGTTCGAAACGATATTCTGTAACTTCACCATTCCGACAGCAATACGATGAGCGATTTCGAAGTATCACGGTTTTCCGGGCGGCCGATCGAGCTTTTCGAGTTCATACGCAACTCAGGTGGCAACGACTACTATTGGCGCTACACCGGTTCCGATCGAAACGTTTGGCACAATGATGTCGAGTGGAAAGCGGTGCCAATCCGACACGAATCGATCCGATTAAGTAGTGAGGCGCAAAGTACGACGCTGGCGATTACGATGCCGATCGAGGAAGACTTCTGCCAGAAGTTCCGGTTCTTCGGTACGCTTCCCAGTGATACGGTGTGGCTTCGACTAAGACGAGCGCATGTGGGCGATATGTCCGATGTCGATGGCATGACCCCTACGGTAACCGATGCGCTGATAACGTGGATCGGTACGGTCAACGGGATCACACAGGTTGACGAGGTTGAGGCTAAGATAACGTGCGCGATGCTGGCGGCCAGTTTCCAGCGAGGCGGGCTGCGTTATGGCTACCAGCGAAACTGCCCACATGTTCTCTACGCGCCTAATACGTGCAAAGTGCCTCGCGCAGTAGGTCAAGTTGATTCGGTAGTCACCGCGATTGCCGGTCTTACGATTACCGGCGACAACTTCGCCCTGAAACCTGATAACTGGTTTGCGGGCGGCTTTGTCGAATACCGGCTTCCTTCGGGAATGATCGAACGGCGCATGATCACGGCGCATACCGGCACCCAGATCAATGTGATCGGGACTCCCGCCGGAATGGATGTCGGCGACACGGTTTCAGCTTTCGCCGGGTGCGACCGCATCGTTGATACCTGCCTCAACAAGTTCGCCAACCTTGGCAACTTTGGAGGTTTTCCGCATACCCCTGGTAGAAATCCCTTTGACGGTGGACCGGTGTTCTAGCGATGAATTTTATCTGGGCGTTAGCCCTGATGATCATAAGTTACACGATCACGGCTCTGACCGCGAAGAAGCCGCAGACCGATATTGTCAAGCCTGCCACGTTCGAGGATTTCCAGTTTCCACAACACGAGGAGGGGACGCCACAGCCAGTGGTATTTGGCGACGTGTGGATAGAGGATTGGATGGTGCTGTACTACGGCAACCTGTCGAGCCAAGCGATCCGCGTTAAAGCGAGCGGTGGTAAGAAGTGAGTGACCGTATCTACATGCGTCACCTACGGGCGGCCGGCATGTGCAATCGCGAGCCTCGCCGTTGGTTTGTGCAGTACGGTTTTAGCTGGTCCGATTTTGTCTCGAACGGCATCTCGATAGCCGAGGTCGAAGCAACCGGTGACGCGCTGGGGTTGATTGTGGTCGAGGTGGCGAAGCGAGAAGCCGATGCCCAGCGGTAAAGGGGGCGGCAAGTCACAGATCAGTGGCTACAAGTATACTATGGCCGTGCAGATGGGTATCGGTCGCGGGCCGATTAACTCGCTTACCGAACTGAAGATAGGCGATCTCAGCGCGTGGTCGGGTGATCTTGCTGTTTCCGATTACCAGCAAATCAATAAGCCGAATTTGTTTGGTGGCGACCAGAAGGAAGGGGGGATTGTCGGCAGCTTCAAGTTGATGATGGGTGAAGCAGATCAGGTTGTCGATGACATCATACAAAGTAATATCGAAGGTGGATTCCCTATGCCGGGGTGGCGTGGTGTATCCACTATATTTTACTACGGGCAGATTGGTTCGAACAATCCATACCCGAAGGCGTGGAAGATGCGGGTCAACCGCCAGACTGCCGGCTGGGATGGTGAGGTGTGGCGGCCTGATCTGGCAGTCATGCCGATGGAGACGGCACCGCTAACCCTGGTCACCTTTAACACTCAACCGCATTCCGGTGACGGCATCGCAATCGGGGACGCGCAGGTAGATTTCTTCACCTACCTGATCGGCGCAAGCCACAACGTGGCGATTGGATCGACGGCGGAAGAGACGGCTTCACGGTTCGCTGCGGTATGCAATGGGCATAGTGACGAGTTACATGGGGTAAGTGCGAGCGTTAGCGGTCTAGTCGTCTCGCTGATCTTCCCTGAGCCGACAAACGTACACGAGGTTCGGGGCAGTTTCACCTCTATCAGTCAACAGGGTGGCGGCATCAGGGCAATGAATCCGGCGCACATTCTGTACGAGTGCGCCACGAATAACGTATGGGGTCGCGGGATGCCGCGATCCTTTCTCGATGAGGAAAGCTTTACGGCGGTAGCGGAGACGCTTATCGGCGAAGGCTTTGGGATGTGCATCCGTTGGAATCGGCAGGAGGATATCGATCGATTCGTCCAGATCATCGTCAACACAATCGGAGGTGTGGTCTACATCGACCGGGTAACAGGTTTACTTAAAATAAAGTTGATCCGTTTCGATTACATTCCGGAGGAACTACCGCTTTATACATTTGAGAACGGCATCCTTGAGATCATCGAGGACGAGTCAAGTTCGTCCGATACCGTGTATAACGAGATCATTGTCAACTACATCGATCCCGTCAGTGGGCGAAAGGGTCAGGTGCGGGTCCAGAACCTCGCCTCGTTCCAATCACTGGGTACGATGATCTCGACCACGGTTGATTACCTGGGGGTGCCGACTCCGTCGTTGGCGATGCGGCTGGCGCAGCGGGACTTACAGGCGAACTCGGCGGATGTGCGCCGGATGCGGATCAAGTTCAACCGGGTTGGATTCCAGTTCGCACCGGGTGACGTGTTCCGGATCAGCGCACCGAGTAGAGGCATCGGAAACTTAATTTTACGTATCGGGGAGATCGAGGAGGGACCGCTTGAGGACAACACGATAACGGTTGTTGCGATACAGGACGTGTTCAGCCTGCCTGCCACCAGCTTTGTGACGCCGCAGCGGAGCTTCTGGATACCCCCCGACCGTTCAGCGCGAGTCATCTCAGAGAGGCTGGTGGGCGAGATGACATACGTCGATATGTCTGAGAACTTGCCGCCGGCCGAGGTTCTAGCGTTGCAGCCGGATACCGGTGTCATAAAGGTATTAGCCGAACGCCCCGGTGGCGCAGCGCAGGATTACATCGTTTCGACCAAGACCACATCTGAAGCGAATTTTGTCGAACGCAATACCGCTGGGTTCGACCCCGGTGCTGAATTGCTTTCGGACATCGGGTTGCGCGATACTACATTTACCCTTACGAGCGGCACCAATATGGAGTTGGTGACCGAGGCGATCGGTACTGCGGTCATCCTTGTCAGTAGGATTAACCCGCAGATACAGGAATACTGCCGCCTTGAAGACATCAACATACTGACCGGCGAGATAACGGTCGCGCGTGGTTGCGTCGATACCGTGCTGCACGAGTTCAAGGCGGGCGACAAGATCTGGTTTCAGAATCACGTACCGACTACCGACTTTAGGGATTACTCAATCAGTGAACACGTCCAAGTCAAACTCCTCACACGCACGTCAAGCGAACAGCTTGACCCCGCTCTTGCCGATGTAGATGAGCCCGTGCGGCCAGATCGGCACGCGGCCCTTTTCCTTGAAGCGCGCGCCTTCGAGCTCGAGCAGGA